TACCGGTACCTGTATCGGTTTCGGGCTTGTTGGCCTCCGTTGGGCTGGCCCTTAATGCCAGCACCCCTGCCGCCGTTTCGGTGATCTGCTTAAGGGTCTCAACCGCCGTGGCTCTTGCGCCTACCTTGCCGGTTGCTGCCTCAGTCAACGCTACCAGTGTCTCGGCTGCGCTGCCATTAGGTGATGCTACGGTGACACTGAAGAATACTTGTGTGCGGCGCTCCTGATACAGCTCATCCGCATGGGCCGGATCAAAGAATCGGAAAGCCTCACCCTCAGTCCAATTCCTGTTGGTATACACCCGCACTTGGCGGATGGAGCCGTTCCACTTCTGTACCCCGTTGGAGATGTCTCCAATGTAGGTAAGATCCGTTACGGCGGCCAGGGTAGCCGCAGTATTAATCGTCAGTGCCTGGCCATTGATCCAACAGTTATGGTTTGCTGGCGTACCTACTGCATTGCCATTCCAATTCCACACCCCCCAGTGGCGCTGCCCTGTAGGGGTAATCCCTGTGGGCATGACCCCACGTACCGCCTTGCCTGCCGAGTCATAGCCAAAGGTTATGTCGTTAAAGGGGCTGGCTCCGTCGTTGGAGTAGAACAGTCGAGCTGGCGAGCTGACGCCATTGCCTTTCTGCGAAATGATGGCAGGGTTAGCCGAGTTGAATGAGTCCAGGATGGCTTCCCACACAAAGGTGAGGGGCTGACCACCTAACTCGAATACCGTACCGCCATCATCCCTGAACCAGTCCGTGGTGCCATCGAAGAATGTATCCCACGTGCCGGTAGGGTTCGTCCTGCCGGGGTCTGCCGTACCATTCTGGGTGAGCTTGATCCGGTTGACCAGATCTGTCATCCCACTTGGGGTGGAGACAATACAAGCTAGTAGGTTCTCGGCATCCCAAGAATCCTGGTTTATCTGCTTGGGTACAACTATACGACCCATTAGGTGTATTGATCCTGAGCCACAGCAATCTTAAGAACAAAGCTGGAGTTAATCGACACCCCAGACTTGTTCAGTATGTAAGGCTTGTATACCAGCGGCACGATGTTCTCCCACTTGCTCGAGGTGAACCTGACATTGGTGCTCACTGTTGGGGCCTTGGTGAAGGTCATGGTGGCCGTCATGGATTCGTAGGGCAGGATGGCTGCCCCCGAGGTCAGGTCCACATCAGGGAAGTTTGTCCCATCGACACTGGGGAACATGTATATCTCACACACCCGCACACCCTTGGCCAAGCCCGTTGTCACGTTAAAACTACCCGTCAACTCGAAGAAAGCCCTGGTATTACCGTTCAGGGCTCCACTTGATGAGAAGTCTGCGTTAAGCGTAGTTGATACAGCAGAGCCCGTCGACACAATGGCCATACTGCTGGCCAGGGTGAAGGTGGTCGAAAACTTACTGAAGATACTCCCAGCCATGGATTAGGCCCCCATTGCGTGTTGCACATCCTCCGGCGTTAAGGATCTGCCGAAGAATTGGCTGACATGTGATCCACCTACCGCAGCCGTGGAGAAGAGAACCTCAGCCCGCGTGCCGGTCCTTTTACCTGCGGCCTTGATCGCTGAATCTGTGGCGCTGCCCGTCCCCCAGACGCTGGTGACGCCCTGGCGTACTTGCTGATCCGTCATATCGATGACATTGTTCCAACACATCGATTGCCACTTGAGCCAAAGGTTAGTCTTCTGCGCGTCTGTGGTGGCCCCTGCGCCCAAGGGATCAGCCGTCCAGTCAATCGCGCTATTGAGCTGTGCTATGTTCATGTTGGGCAGCCAGATAGTCAGAGGATTGGCGAAATCCCCTGTCTGGGCCGTGGAGTTGTACCAAGTCATGATGGAATACCAATCTGCATTGGAGGCCCACGCCCCCAATACCGCAGGCCTGGCATTGATATCTGCCGCAAGCGCGGTAGCCTGAGCCGGTGAGAGCTGAGTTGACATGATCAATGCTCCGGTAGGGTGATGCTATAGGCTGTGATGGTGAAACTAGCCCCCTGGGCTATGTTGTTGGTGTTTAGGTTCAAATCTGCGCCCGCCGTACTCACAGCCCCGTCATGGATGGCCACCCCTGAGGAGTTATTCACCCTGTAGAACACCGCAATCCCGCTTGATACCGCAGCGGTGGTGCTCAATACAGCGGTAGTGGCTGCCGTGATGACGTTGGAGGTTGCGCTGGCAAAGGCCACCGTGGAGAAGGGGACCGTAGCCAGGATGTAGTTAGAACCTGATGTGTTGGTATTCCCGTCAGCGGGCTGCGTGCTGGCGTATATCTGCATGTTTGCAGAGTTGAATTGAGCCGCCAGCGAGTTCATCATCGTGCTGGCAGCAACGTTGGAAATGAAAAGGTTACTCGGCATCGATGTCACTCCTTGGGGTATTGCACTGCTGACAAACTACTTGCGAAACGGGGTTAAAAGGAAAGCCGCATGGCTTACATTGCCAAGGGGGTACGACCATGCCCACGCCTTTTGTCTCTACATTGATCAATATCTTACTTACGGGCTGATCCACTCTTCACCTTCCTGGCTTTGGCTATGCGGTTAGTCTTGGGGTCTCGCTCGAAGATCACCTCCATGTCACCCATGCCCTTGATCTCTTGCTCAAGGCCGGCAATCTTCTCCGATATCTTGTCATGTAACTTCTCGAACTTCTCCATATCAGCCTGGCGACGCATGCCCTTCTCAGCAACCTCTGTCTTTTGCTGTGTCGCATGTACCGCCGTGGCGGCCTTGGCCTCTGTGGCTTGTAGAGCAGCCTCATGCTTCATGCGCTGGGCTTCCATGTCGGCCATGATCTTTATCAACTTGGCCTCAAAGTCAGCCGTGACCTTGGCCATTTTGATATCCATCTCGGCCTGATCCTTGGCGCTGGTATCCTGAACCTGCTCAGCCCCTTTGGCTTGTACGGCTGCCATCTTGGCCTCAAAGTCAGCCAGGACCTTAGCCATCTTGGCTTCAAAATCCTTCTCGATCTTCTCTTTGTCGTTGATGACAGAGGCCCGCTCAATCTCTCTATCCTTCTCCTTGTCGCCTAACATGGCCAGCGCCTGCTTATGCTCAGCCTGTAGCTTCTGCATGGCTGTGGAGAGGTTCATCACGATAGCCTTAGCCTCCGGTGGCAAGTGTTCCATCTGCTTGTTGAGCATCTGCGGGGGTAGAGTAGAGGCTAGGCGTGTGTAGATCTCCTCAGCCCCTGGCCAGTCCATGTTCTTGGCTATGAGGTCAGCCACCATGGGCGCAGACTGCGGTACGACCTTGAGGAATTGCAGCATGCTATCGGCTGCCTCAGCTCGCTTGGTTGCGAAGGAGGGGCCAATGGTAACCGCTACATCGTACTGACCCAGCTTGGGGTTATAGATACGCTCTACATTCCCGTCCTGGCCCTGTTGCCGGTGGTAGCTCTTGCCTTGCTGGGGATCGATCTTAACCCGCTCCTCGGACCCATCCTCACGTAGTATGGTGAGCACACGAGGTGTGTCATAGATCTTCGGTATAAGGTCAATAAAGATCTTGCCGGTATAACGCAGGCTGCGCGATAGGTTGTCGATGTAGTGAAAGTTGCCAAGGTCACCGACACGCTTAAGCTCTCTAAGAGCTTTTCCAGACTCATCATAGTTCCTCTCCTGAAGAGTCGCATCGAACCTAATACCAGTGGTCGCCTGCATATCTTGCGCCGCAGCTATCTTGGCCTGCACCACACCCGCAGGCGGGCCCGCGAATTGCTGCCTCTGAGGAGGAGGGCTGGGCTTGCCTGCTATGTTGGTCCCCTTGTATAGTAGGTAGGGCAGGCTCTTAACGTTGGAGTCCTTCCACCGTTGTTCATGGCCTTCAATCTGGCCTTCTTCCATCACCCAAGGGGCTTTAGGAGCTAGCGCAATGAGTTCAGTCTCAGAGGTTACCCAGAAGTTGTACATCCTCTGGGCATCCTTGGCATCTCGTATCAGTCCCGCATAGGTTGCCTTACCCTCAATGATGGTCTCATCGCCTATGACCTTTACGACAGGTATATGCGATCCAGCCCAATCATTTTCTTCCAGTATCTCCTTAGCAGTGAGCTTGCACCACCTAATATACTTGCAACGTACTTCCCTTTCATCTTTGATCTGCCCTTCTGGATCTTTATCTACCTGTGCCTTGACCTTATCATCTAGATCATCGTAAAAGCCCACATGCCCACTATTCAACGCCACCAAGCGCTTTACTTCGACATCCTCATAGAAATACTCAGCAACTCTAATATGCGTGGGGGTGAGCCAATCCTTGTACATATCCCCCATTCCCCCCTCTCCCCACGGCATGGGGTCGGAGTCGGGATAGAGATCCTCGAAGTCATCACGCAGAATCAGGTCGGAGATAAAGACCCATCTGGCATCACTCCCATCGGGCATCTCCGTGTCAGGATCCATGTACACCGAAAACGGATTTGCAACGCGCTGTACCTTGATGACTTGGTTGAACGAATCCTCGTCCTCCCAGTCCGTGATCACTCGCCAATACCCCCAGCCCATCGAGACAGCACTGTCGAAGCCTGTGTCATACGCAATGTCGGCAGCGCTTTGTCGTTCTATCTGCCGAATAAGTCCCTTCAACATCTTAGCCGTTTCAGGGTCTCCACGGTCTCCTACGGGACTGATGTTGATGGCTGGCCTATTCTGACGCTGGTCGTTCGTAATCTGATGAACGAAGGTCTTCATCTTGTTGATGGTGAGACAAGGCCTCTTCTCGATGGTACGGGTAGCCCTGATCTGCTCCGGCCATTGGTCCCCATTCTTGAACTTGATGTCCTCTGAGGCCTTCTGTCGGTCTGTGGCTTCCTTCGACGATGCCTTATTGAATCGCTTCACAGCCTTGGCAATGAAGTCTGCGGTATCGTCAGTAATCTTGCCGTCCTTCTTCTCACTCACCAGGCATACTCCTGTGGGGGCTCTTTGTCATGAATGGCCTGTAGGACATATTCTTTGAATGTGTCACGCTTCTTGCGATGGTCTGCTGGGCCATCAATCGTAGTCTCCATGCTCCATGAGCCTAGATTGGTGATAGCCTGGAAGCACACGACTTCCTGATCGATATTGATATCGTAGCGCTCCATCTCCAGAAATCTTAGGGTGACCTTCTCTAGCCCATCCATGCAGCGCTTACCTCATCCTTGGAGTAGGAGACAAACTCTATCTTCGGCCCGTCCTGCTTGATCTTGGCTTGCCGGTGGCCTACCGCAAGATACCTGAATGCATCCGCAGCATGGCTTGACCAGTCATGCTTAGGATGTGATCTGAATGTCTTTAGCTTGTCGTCATAGTCCTTGTGATAGGAAGCTAGAGCATCAAGCCCCCTCTCGCACCTGGTCTTATCAAACCAGCATCTGTTTAGAAAGGTCCTGGAGGCCTCAATTCCATCCTCCAGACTGATGTTGGGCACCGTCTTGAACGCGATACCAAGAGAAAACGCCGTCTCAACCCTGCTGCGTCCTGAGCCGAGTTCCCGAACTTGTATATCGTGGGGGGCATTGTGACTAGAGTAAATGTAGGGCTTCGACTGGAGCGCTTTAGCATAGAACGGTAGGCCTTCGCCGGAGGCTTCGAGATAATCAATGACGCGCACCTCTCTGCCGATGGTCTGCGTAAACCATATCGCCGTTGAATCACTCACCCCCAGATCCCACCAGGTCTCAACACCGATGCCCTCCTCATAGCGCACGGTGGTGATGCGCCCCTCATCCTCTGCTTGCTTGATCTGCTTGCCGTAGTACGCGCCTACCTGCACACCCTCAAACGAGCAGTAGTACTCCTGCTCTATCAGCTCCTCAGACATACCATCACGTCTCTCCGCCTCTATGGCAGACAGTGGTAGGGCCTGGGTATCGTCTACCGTGAGGATCTCAGCGAACCACTCAGGGTTATCCTTGGCCATCTGATAGAGGGTATAGCCATGGTTTTTGCCACGAGGGGTGTAGTCGAAGATAGCCCAGCCATCATTCTCACGTAGGATGGGACGTAGGTAATCCCAGGCTCTGGGGTCTTGCAGGGCATATTCACTGAATACAACGCCTACAGGGTTAGTCCCGACGATGCTATCTATGTTGTCTGAGCCGATGAGCTGAATAGCGGAGCCGTTGACAAGCTCTACACGCATCTCTGCCTCATTCTTCTTGGTGACGAGCTGCTTGGGGACATGGGCCATGAAAGGAAAGCCTGCCTTGTCCCTCCCATCCCATAGAACCTTGCGCGCCTGGTTGTAGGTGGGAAATATATAGTAATACGTGCCTACTCTTTGAAAGCAAGAGCGGGCCATATAGTTGATGAACGTCTTTTCTTTACCCGCTCGCCGGTGCCAGACTGCGACCGCTCGCTTCTTCCCCGAGTCCATCGCCGTCAATACGTTGACCTGATACGGTCTTGGCTGGAAGTTGTAGGGTAGGGTGATAGCTGACGAGGGCAACGGCTAGTCCCTCTGAATTAGGGCCAAGCTCAACAGCTTGTGCGGGCTTACCGTCCAGCGTATCGCGTAGGACACAGATAGCCTGGAGGTTTCCCTGTGCCGCATTATCAAGCAACATTTCTGCTGCTGCGCGTAGTCTTTTGCCGTCATCTAACAGTATTGCTCGCTCAAGGGCTGATAAAAATCTGCGATGTCGCCGGTACCCATCTGGGTTACCGCTTTGGCCTGGCTCCCATGGCATTGCCGTCAATACCTATACATTTCTGTCTAGGACAAAACTAACCGCGTAGACGCTGTGCTGATTTTGGCTTGCTTGACCCATTGGTAATCCTTGATCCTCTGGTTCCACCACCCGTAGTGGTCTGCAATCGCTGAGGCGTAAGCTTGCTACCCCCCGATATGCTGCCCTGGCCTGCGAGCTTCATACCCTCACCTGTGCGCTTGGCTGTCTTATCCTTAGGATCATCAGGATCCTGGCCATTGCCAATAGGCTGCCCGAAATAATGAGTCAATCGAGAGGTATCCCCTATCGATTTCATGATCAGTTACCGATCTTGTTCTTGGGGCGGATTGTTTGCAGGTTCTGAGGGGCTGAGCTTGCAATCTTGTACTTGCCACCACTTGGGCGAGAGCCAGAGCCTACTGCTGTGTTCTGAGACATGGAGCTTGCTGTCTGAGGAGTCTTTTGTTTCGTGACGCGCATGCTAGGCATAAGAGCCTCCTATGTTAGGTGTGCCTATGATATTGGTATGGTTATTGATGTCAAGTATTGGGTGACGCAAATTGCGTCTAAATGTGACGTTTTAGGGATATGGCACACTGAAAGGCTTGACGATAAAAAGATGTAAGAAGATTTTCTAATTATTCTTAACTTTTAAGAATAGTGGCAACCCGGGGGTTTCGATCTCCCCCACCGGTAGGTGGGAAGAGGGAAGACCTCCGTTATTCACTGCATACAGTTCGGTTTATCAGGTATCCGTTCCGGTGGATCAGTCCGCCATCTCTTGCGAGATATCTTATACCCCTTACCTGTTTCACCGGTCCCCTGTACTAGGCCGGTCCGTCGGGTTGCCAGTCAACGGAGCTCTATTCTGGGTACCCCCGAGCAACGGGTGTTAGCTAACGCGCCCTGACGTTTTGCTGTAAATACTTCTTAACTTCCATTAATGCTGTAAACCAATCCTTATGAACAACACATAGCCATCCCTCAACTGTTGCCATGGCCATGTAGTGACGCTGCGATTCGCTAACACTACCTGTTGATGACTTAAACTCTATCATAAGGCCAGTGAATCTACCTCTAGGGACAGGCAAGATCCAGTCCGGGATACCTGCTCTAACACCCATGGAGCTGAATTTGCTTGCTTCCCTGATATCTCTCTTTCCACCATTAGGGCAATGGAAAGACAGTTCCAGAATAGGATACATGGGCTGTAGTTGTAATTTCAATGCCCTGATGAAATCCTTTTGAATAACATCTTCTGATGGGCCTTTAGGCTCTATTTTCTTTCTAGGTCTACCAGCAGGGTTCGGCATGCCTAAATACATCCTTCCAAAGATAATATCCTTAAAAGGATTTCTTCTCTAGATCCCTCTAAAAAATGGACTATTTCAATCGATTTGTATAAGTCCAACAGATCGCTCGATCAGAATGCAAGATTATGGAAATTGCATGCCTTGGCTGCGCAACATACCGGTTACTCGGCACAGGATGTGCATGATATATCTCTGGCTAGACACTTCGGAACACGACGATTGGGAAGCATCATCATTCCCTTAAAAAGATCTTCCGAGCTTAGCGCCGCTGAGTTCTCCGAGTACATGACACAAACGGAGGCGTTCTACGCAACACAGTTAGGAGTATTTCTCGATGAGTGATTATCGATGGCATGAAGAAAACGAGGAGGAGTCTTATTATGAGCATTGCAAGAAACAAAGAGATGCAGGCAATCAGTTCTATCCTACCGTACAAGAAAGGGGAGATACCTATCGTGATTTCAGACACAACCCTTGGAAAAATGGGCCTTTGGAACAAGGTCGCCAGACCTCCTAAGGAAGCCCTCAAACAGATCAAAGGGGGTCGCCTATCAGGCATGACCGACATATCCCCACAATGGCGCTACAAGGCCATGACAGAGCAATTCGGGCAATGTGGTATAGCCTGGGGATACAAGATCATCAAGCTCTGGCAAGAACCCCTGGCAGACGGTGAAATCCTGGCCTTTGCCCACGTCGAAGTATGGGCAGGTAGTCTCGGACATGTCACACCCGGAATAGGGGGCTCAAAGTTGGTGGCTAAGGAGTCAGGCGGACTTAGAGCCAATGATGAGGCCTACAAGATGGCTGTCACAGACGCCCTATCCGTCGCACTCAAGATGCTCGGGGTAGGCGCTGATATCTATATGGGTCTGTACGATGGCTCTAAGTATCGAGATGAGGAGCATCCCAATAACCCCATCAGCAGCCCAATACTGCCTACAGACGATTTTGCAGCCAATCATTCAGAGGAGCCCACCATAGGCGAAGAACTCATCCTGGGCCTTTCTGAGCGGCTTGTGATGCTATTTTATCGAAACGATATCTCAGGCCTGCAAAGCGAGTATGACGCAGCCAATCTGAGCAATCGGGATAAGGGTGCTTTATGGGCCCTTCTAAAGGACCAGGCTTCGGTGCGTAGAGCCATCAAACAAAGGGGGGAATGACCATGGCGTATGAGCAAAAACCCAATAGCGCAATGCTATTCCCAGAGCAGAAAAAATCAGAGAAAGCCCCGGACCTCAAGGGTGAGGCCAATATCGATGGCAAGGTTTTTCAGGTATCAGCCTGGAGAAATACATCACAAAAGACCGGGAAGGTATA